CGATCATCCTGCCTCCGATAATCCCATTCCCTACTGCCGAGTTGATCGCCTGTGCTACGGGGGCGAACTCGGGAGCCACGAATGGCACAAGTTTCGACGCAATATTTGCGACGGGGCGGATCACGCTCATGAATCCACTTTTGAAGTCATCCCACCATCCACCGCCGTAAAGGTCTCCCGTGGCGCGATACGGCATGGCCGGCTGTGTCTTCGAGTTGAGAACGTCCTCATTCGACAAGATGCCGACAGAGCGGACGACGTTTTGCTGTGCCACGGTCATTACGCCCGTCGAGATGACGAGGACGGTCAGCTGCGGGTACTGCAGCCCCCCAGAGAGATTGCGCGCCGTGACGGACATCCGGAAGTTGTAAGATCCACGCAGGCCGACGGCCTGGTTTGAGCGCAGGGGGATGTCGTCACCGAAGTCGAGAGCGAGCACAGAACCCGTGTGCCGCGACCACTGCGTCCACGTCAGATTCGTGTTGTTCTTCGCGGCAATGTTGAACAGGTCGCGGCTCGAAGCGTTACTCAGGATCGCGTCACGGTTGTCGAAGGACAGGTTGACATTCTCGATCCCCCAGTACGTGTCCGTCTTTGTGTAATCGAAATCCTGGTCACGCTCGCCCACGAAGATGATCACGCGCGACGGGATGCTGTTCAGCTGGATGTTATTGAACTCTAGCTGCTGCGTGCCACCTGCGGCAATCTGCGCCGTAAAGCTCTGCGTATATACGATGGGCTCGGAATACGGGTAGTTGTTGATTTCCGGGATGATCTGCAACGTGTCAGGCGTGAGATACGAAAACAGCATCTCAGCGCTAGCCACAGATACCGCGACGTTCGTGATGTTCGAATTGTTATCGGCTCCACCGACGTGGGACCACAGCGCGCCAGCGAGACCTCCGAAGACGCCGTTGCCACGACCACCGAGTGCGAGCGTGACGCTCATCGTCTGGATGCCAATGAGGCCGGTATCCTGAGCACCGCGGGCAAACAGGAACGGCGCGAGCCACAGCGGCTCAGTAACCGTGAGGCGCACGACAGCCTGCGTGTCCGTATTCGATACGATCTCAACGCCGGCAAAGCCAGATCGCGTGGTCTGTTCCGGCGAAGTTCCGTAAGGCAACAGAGGCGAGATGCCAAGATTCCAGAGTTGATCGAGGCCCTGGGCGTTGTCAAGCATCGTCGGTGTCATGCCGTAGTCGATCTCCGACTGAACGTGGTGGTTGGCATACCGAGTGGTGCCGCGGTAGAAGCGGTTTGTGTTCTGTGACAGGCGGTCGTTGTTGAGAGAAACCTGGATGCTCTGCGTCGCATTAGCAATGGGGAACGCGCGCGGGCCATCGAAGTTGTTTGCTCCATCAGCACCAGGCGGCGCATTGCACTCCAACATCTGGAGCAGGTTCGCGTACGGGGTGGTACCCGTGAAAGTCAGCTCGAACGTCATCGTTACCATCACGCGGCGGTTGACGAAGACACGCGAACTAGGCGGGTTGCACGAGAATGTCATGGAGGAGGCACTCGGAGCGCCGTCAGGGAGCACGCGCTGGTAGCCGACATCAGACGGACCGTCGAAGATTTGGTACGTCCGGCGCTCGTAGGAGTTCAAGTCCGTGCGCGGGTCTACGACGCGCTGGGTGTTCAGGCGCTCGATGGTGATCGACATCGGGGTTTGCTTTTACAGGGCTCTACGTGGTATTTTTTTTTCAGGCTTGCACTGTCAGCCTCTTCCGGAAAAGCACCTTTGCAGAGAACGACCCCTGCTCTGAGAGAAAGATCGGGTATGAATTGCCAGCGAAATCGGTCCACCAGGCCTGCAGATTCACGCGCATGATTGGCTCACGCCCGCCGAGCTGGATCATCCGATATTCCGCAGTTGGGAGGTACTCGAGCCTGTCTCTGTCTGCTGCCGGATTGCCGTCGGTCGGGAAAATGAAGTCTGTGACTATAGGGATGCTCGAGGAGCTCACCGACCCACGGTTCGAGAGGAGCACACTGTTCGGGATGCTTTCGGACTGCACCGGGAACGAGTCCGTGGTCAAGTAGATGCTGCGCGCGGCACTCCACGAGCTCAGAGTCTTGGCCTCCTGTGTCTTGTAGATCAGCCCCGCCGATGCATATGGCTGCTGAATCGCTGCAGGGAACCCGGGGCGCACGCTCTCCGCTGCCTGCCACGACGGCTCAATCGCCAACCTAAATTCCCTCCCGTCAGGCTGTCCGTAGTAAATGAATGGCAGGCCGCGCAGGTACCTGTGCATTGTCTTATTCGCGAAAATCGCTACATTGGAATTGACCCACGAAGAAGGCGCAAATATCTGGAGCAGCTCGAGCTCTGCATTGTACCAGACATACGGCGGGTCCGAGGGCTTTGTTCCACTGAGCGAGCTGTAGTCTCTGAAGGCGCTGTTGATGCAGTCAATGACCGCCTGCATCGACGTCTCGAGGCCGAGCGTGAATGAAACGCCGTACGTCGGCCCAATAATCTGCGACGTGTTCTCATCCACGAACGTTATGCTCAGGTCGGTGAGCTCGGTGCTCTCGGGCCTCATCGGCAGCTTTGAGACAGGAATCAGGCTCGTGTCCACGTCGAACCTAACGATCGATAGCTCCCATCGCTCAGGCACGTGGATGATAGCTTGCGCGCGTGTGTCGTTGACCACAGCAGGAAGTGGACCCGCTGTGTTGTTCACGACCGTGGCGTTGTAATACACCAGATTGGCCCCAAAGATGGGGTCGACGCTGTGATGCTGCTGGCTCATTTTACTCGTACAATAGGTAAAAAAAAACAAATCATGGACCCACTAAAGGAGCCTATGAGCGGCACGCGCCTCGCCGCGCTCCTTCCAGGGCGCACGTACGCATACGGAGACCTGAAATCCATGATTAGGCTCCCTGAGCGCCCCTTTGCTCTGCTATACGAGCAGCGCCCGAGGAACGGGCATTGGATACTCGTGCACGACACGGTCGATGACACAGGCGGCCCGTGCACCGAGGTCTTCGACTCGTTTGGCACGTTCCCAGACAAGACACTGGACCTCATCGACCCCCGATTCAGGCGCGAGTCAGGGCAGGAGCACCCCGAACTCATTCGACTGCTGTACCACGCCGGCAGACAGGTTGCATACAGTCCGTTCAAGATGCAGGACGACGAGATGAGCACGTGCGGGCGGCACTGCGTGGTGCGCTCGTGGAACGATGGCCTGAGCGCCGAGGCGTACCACCGAGGCCTAATGGCCACGTGCAAAAAAGAAAAGATCACGCCCGACGACCTTGTTGTGTCTATGACCCAGGGCGTATGATGTACACCTCGTGCTCGTTGATCACGTAGTTCGGCAATGTCAGGCCGAGGCACGTCCACCGCGACTTGGAATTCAGGATCCGGCGTATCTGCTTTGGCTCGAGGCCCGCGTAGACCTTCATGTACCGCTGGATGTGGTACGCGCTTCCCCCGTTGAAGAAGACCACACGGTTCGCCTCGTTCAGGAGCGTGCGCGACCTGCAGTAGTCCATGAGCTGGTGCGCGAGCGTGATCACGTGGATGTTGTACTTTCGTCCGTTGGCAAGAAGGTCGGCGTTGACCCCGTTGATGGCCTGCTGCAGCTGCTTGTCTTGCAGGTTGTCTGTGTCGTCGAATACCACGAGGCACTCGGCGAGCTCGTCGAGCGTCGGGGGACTCTCAAGGAATTCCTCGTCGAGTTCGACCTGCACGATGTTGAGCTTCTTATACGCCTTCTCATCGTCGTGCGTGCTGAACAGGATCACGCGCCTGTCAGGGAACATCTCTTGGTACTCGCGAATGTATTGCGCCGTGAATGTGCTCTTCCCTGCCCCCGACTTGCCTGCCACGTAGACGCGCTCGCTCTGCTTGCTCGGATACACACACAGCATGCCGTCCTCGCTGAAATACTCGTATCGGTTCTTTATGGCGAGCTCGCGCTTGAGCTTGGCGATGTGCGCACTCATTGCGGCCTCCTCAGGCGGCTCAGACGAGAGGTACCTGCGGATGTTCATGCGCTCCGCAACACTCATGACCCGTGTCTTGCTCGGGGCGATGTCAAGCACTGCCTCCGGGTCATAGCTCTGTTCAGGCGCACCGTCGTCGGGCGCGATGAATATCTTTTTGCCCTCGTCTGCTCCGGTGCACACCACGGCGACCGGCGTGCCTTTGCGGAACGACAGCATCTTGCTTTTATCCTACGCTCCACCCTTTTTTTCACAGTTCGTATTTTCTCGGAACTACATCGGTAAATTTCACCGATTCTGGGAGAGGACAGCAGAGCGCCAATGGTCGAGGTAACGCGCGCGCGCCTCGGCATCGGCAGCCGCGGTGTCCCCGAATGACTGCGACCACGGAAGCTGATACAT